TTGGGAGTGATGCAAGAATTACACAAGATATTCAAACTGCAATAAAATCCAAGGTTGAGGAAGTCCGCAAAGAAGACCCCAATAAAACACAAGGCCAGATTATTCAGGAAAACATTCAAACTATTGCTTCTGAAGTTCAAAAAACTTTAAGCCAAGAAGCTTTTAAAAAGTTCGAACAACTTCAGAACAATGTAAAAGAAAGTGCAACAATTGAAACAGGAATAAGGGAAAATGAGTTTCCAACTCCTGATGGGTTTATTGGGTCAATGTTTAAAGAGACTGACTCATACCAAGGCCAGAGAATGGAAAGCATTCCTGTTCTGCAAAACAGGTTTAACAAGGCTCTTAAAAGAAAGCTACAGCTTGTGGACGCTGGGCTTTCAGAAAATAACCCGGCTCTTCCTGACTTGATGAGGCGTAACATTGCAGAGTATACGGAACAAAGAAATCGTCTCAGCCGGGAAGCCAATAATATTCTACCACGGCTTGCAAAGGATATTGTGCTAGGTGGGTATACCGGGTACGCCACCAGAGAAGGAGCTAATTTTGTTGGTGGCCAGACTTTTATTAAGTATGACGATGCTACACTAGCCAAAAAGGGACAAGAGTATTTTCAGCTAAAAGGATTGATTGGCTATACTCCAAAAGAGGTAGCTAACGGAAAAACTATAGAAGGTCTTCCCCTTCCTTTAGACCCTAAAATGCCTGAGTACAACCGCTTCCGAAATTTAACAACGCATTTTCAGGGATCACAAGACCTAGACCAAGCTATCCAAGAGTACGCTCAATCTACTTCAAAAGAATCCACTCTTTTAGGCCGAATGTTTAAATCTCTACAATTACAAGGGGACGATGAGGAAGATTCTTATGTTCAACAACAAGCATATCTGCTAAAGCTACTGAAATGAATTTTAAAAGTTTAAGCGAAGTTAGTGATTCTTTGTCAGCACAGGGAGCACCTTTTTCAACGCCTTCTTCTATACCAGAATCCCCCGAAATGATGGCCGGGCCTGTGCCTATGCCTGTCCCCACAACTGAACCAGCAAACGATGAGCCTTCTCTTATTGCTGATTTAGCCCTAGCCCCGGTGCGTGGGGTTTTAAACGCTACTGAAGAGGTGGCTGATTTAGTTTCTTTTGGTAATGTGCCTGAAGGCTCTTTAAATCGTCTTGGTCGTTCCAAAACAACGGCTGGCGGGTTTGTTGAAAACGCCACACAATTCCTAGTAGGGTTTACTCCGGGCTTTGGGTGGCTTAATCGTATTTCTAAACTAGGAAAACTGGCTAAACTAGGAAAAGCTGGGCAGTTTGTTGCTAAATCTAATGTCGCCAAGGGTGCAATTGCGGGGGCGGTGGCTGATTTTTCGGTGTTTGACGAACATCAGGCTAGACTCTCTGACCTTATTGAGTCTGTTCCAGAACTACAAAACCCTATTACTGAGTATCTAGCTTCGGATCAGGATGATTCAATGTTTGAAGGCAGAATGAAGAGTGCCGTGGAAGGGGTTTTGGCTGGAGGGGTTATTGATGGAATTATTAGCGGTGTTAAAGCTTTGCGTGGAGCCAAGAAAGCGGTTGAAATTGGTAACATCGAACAAGCCAATAAGCTTTTGCTAGAAGCCGAAGACCCTGCTTTGAGGGCTTTGACTGACGAATACCCTGAAGACTTAGCCAAAGCTGACGCTGACTTAATCGCTAAAGCAAACGCAGATGAAGATGCTATTGTAAGTATGCCGGGTACGGATGGCCGTGGAAATGCCTATATGACGGCAGATGAAATGGGAATTCCTGAGATCAAAGCACCAGTAAAAAAACAAGAAGATTTGTTTGAAGAAGCCGTTCCTATGCCAGAAATTGGCCCGGATGGTAAGGTTTATGACAGGGAAATGAAAATGTCTGAGTTTATTGGAACGCTTCCTAAAACTCAAAAAATGGTTGAAATTTTAAATAAAAGCGATGCTGACATTGCTTCTATTCGTCAGGAACTCCTCGGAGACGCAAGCCGTCCAATTTTAAACATCTTTAATCATTCAGGGCCAGCGGGTGCTCACAAATCGGTAACAGCTTTTGTAAAGGTCAGCAAAGAAGAACTTGAAAATTACCGGGCAGACAACCCAAAACAAAACGAAGTTTTAGCGGAAGCCGTTGAAGACATTAAAAGAAACGGAGGCGATAAATGGCTCAACGATACGCTTTCTCAGGTTAAAGACGCACGAGAGCTACCTCTTCTTGTTTTAAAAATGCGTGTGGCTCAAATGGATGTTATGAGTCAGTTAGGTGCTCTCAGCGATGACTTTCTTAAAACTGCTAGGCAAATGGAATCTGGATCGGCTGATCCATTTGTAAAAGATCAAATAAACGCTGAGTATGTAGGAAAATTTATTAGATTAAATGAGTTTGTTCCTAATGTAACAAAAATCCTGTTTGGCAACAAAGAGCTAGGAACAAGCATAGGCCGTGCACTTGCCTTTAGAAAACAAACCAAAAGAGAGGCTCAGCTTGCAGAAGAATTGATTGGTAGGGCAGAAAAATGGGCAAAAGACCCATCTAAAATGAAAGAATATGGGAAAGTCATTGCCGAAGAGTTAGGCCAAGGTGACGCAAAAGAAGGGATTCGGCTGTTTAATGAAGGCATTGAAAGGTTTGCCACTCTGTTTGAGAAGTACGGAGAGCGTGGCCTTGTCACAATGGCCCCGGACAAATTCTGGATCAAACTCCACAACGAATGGTGGATTAACGCCCTCCTTAGTGGCCCTAGGACTTTTGGCGTTAATATGATTGGCAATACCATATCCACTATGTGGAAGCCGTTTGAATCGGCTGTGGGTGCTCAGGTTGCCTACATTAAAACAGGGAATCCTGTGTTTAAACAAATTCGCAACTCTTTTTGGAGCCAGTATGGAATGATGTTTGATACCGCAAGAGAAGCCCTTGTGATGGCTAACAGGGCTTTTAAAACAGGCGAAAGCGGTTTGGTTCAAAACAAAACAGCCGTTGAGCAGTTTGATCAAATTATTACCAAAGAAAACTTTGAAGCAAAATTAAAAGAGATTGAGCAGAAGCATCCTAACACTTCTCCGTTAGTTAAAGGCATTGCAAAGTTTCTTGTTACCGATGCCACAACCAAAGCAGGGGATTTAATTCGTCTTCCTACCAAAGCCCTTTTGTGGATGGATGAGTTTACCAAACAGCTAAACTTCCGTTCTTCTGCCAAGGCTCGTGCCATTAGCGAAGGCTATGACCAAGCTTGGGATTTGGTTTCAAAAGGAGAACTGGAAACTGAAGGAATTGACGCTTTTGTTGCCAAGTACGCTGATGACACAATTAACAGCCTAGTCCTTGAAGGAGGCGGTCTTTACGCTCTCCCGGCTGTTAGGAGAAAAGGAGCCTTGGAAGGCAGAAGGCTTGGAAAAACAGGATTAGATTTGGAAGATTATATTGAGTCTTATGTGGCTAAAAACTTTGACGAAACAAAGTCAAATTTAGCGAAGTACGCTTACGGCTGGGCAGAGGAAGTAACCTTTACAAAGCGTGGAGCAGAAGGAACTATCCAACGCTCTGTTGAGAAGTTTGTAAAAGATCATCCAAGTATGAGGCTGATCCTTCCCTTTGTCACTACGCCGACAAACATTATCAAGTTCTTTGGTCAGCGAGCGTTTGGTTTGACCGGGTTTGTTGAAGGAGCAATTAAAAACCTTGATGAAACTTCTCCTGAGCTTAGTAAAGCTTACCTTCAAATTACACGAGAGCTTTACAGCCCTGATCCGTTCCTTAGGGCACAGGCTGAAGGAAAAATTGCAATGGGCTTGTCGGTTTTGGGAACGGCTATTGGCCTTCATTCTGCCGGGATGATTACAGGCCAAGGAGCTAGGGACGAAAAAGAAAGAGCACTTAAACAGGCCACAGGATGGCAACCTTACAGCTTCCGTATCAAAATCCCCGGAACAGATAAGTACCAGTATATTTCGTATCAGCGGTTTGATCCGCTTGCCACTTTCTTTGGCATTGTCGCTGACTTTGCGGACAAAGCCACAGAAGACCCCGCTGGAAGCCGTGATTCAATTAACTTTATTGCCTCTGCCATTGGCGTTGCATTAAGCAAAAACATCACTTCAAAATCTTATTTAACAGGCATTGAACAGGTAATGGACGCAATCAACCAGCCTGACCGAAAGATGTCCCAATTCTTAGGTACACGCCTAGGTTCTTTGGTTGTGCCTAGCGTAGTAGGCCAGACCATCCCTATGGGTGATCCGATTATGCGGGAAGCCCGGACGCTGATGGACAATGTTCTCAAGCGTGTTCCCGGTGTGTCTCAACGCCTTGACCCGAAGCGGAACATTCTTGGAGAGGAAATTAAACGCCCTGAGGCAGTTGGCCCCGATTATATCAGTCCATTGTTTGTCAGCACCGAAAAGAAAGACAAGGTTATGGACGAACTGGCTAACCTTAAGTACTCGTTTAGCTTGCCCCCGGTTATTGAAAAAGGCGGTATTGACCTTTACAGCTACAAGAACGCTTCCGGGCAAAGTGCCTATGACCGATACCTAGAGCTTACAGGGAAGGTTACGATTGGCCGTAAAACTCTTCGTGAAGCCCTTTCAAAAGTTATTGGTACTCGTTCCTACCAAGCCCTTCCCGCCGATGCCGTGGAAGGTCTGGACAGCCCACGGATTGCCGAGCTTCGCCGGGTTATTAGTAAGTATCGTGCCACGGCCAAGGAACAGGTTTATCGTGAATTCCCTGAATTAGATCGAGACAGCAATCTCCGTGGAAAATTAAAGCTGGCTAGACAACAAGGGAAAGTGCTTGAAGCCCAAGACATTTTAGGGCAACTTAAAGGGGATACCCTATGAGTGACGAACTACACAGAAGCCTAGGCAAGCTTGAAGGTATGATTACTGAGGTTTTAAGAAACCAACAGGATTTTAAAAGTACTTTTGAAAAGCACGATTTACGGCTACGCCACATTGAAGGCAACTATATGAAGGGGCTTGGCATTGTAACGGCCATTGCTTTTGGTGTTACTTACTTGTGGGATATTATTAAACATAAAGTATTTGGTAGCTAAGATGGACGCTAACGCAGTCAAAACCAAGCTGGAAGAACTGCACGAGCTTGTGGCCGATGCTTTACTAGGTAAGATTCGGGATGGGGAAGCTACCCCGGCAGATTTAAATGTCGCTAGGCAGTTTCTTAAGGATAACGGCATTGATGCCATCCCCGGAAAAGATACTCCCCTGTTTAATCTAGCCCTTTCCTTGCCGTTTCAGGATCAAGGAAAGCCGTTGGAAATTAAAGGAATTCAAGTAAAGGAACCCGCTCCGCTTCCGTTTAACGAGGTTTAATTTTATGGCTAATTTTATTTCTCTTTCGTCAGCTTCATC